ATGGACAAGAGTGTTGAACCCGACTGCTTTAGTCAGGGTTATAGCATCATGCAGAAAATCAGCGCGTATCAGGACACAGGAAACAGGGACCAGGGCTGGTATTTAAATGGTACCAAAATTCATGTAACAGGATTCTATTGTCAATAAGTACGAACTCGCATACAATTATACTTCGTTGCTAACTTAGCATCATTAACCACTTTAAAACCCATATTAGCCAATATTTTTTTAGATTGTGTATGAGCCTCCCTCGAACATTCATACCAGCTATCGTACATAGTAGTGAATTCCATAGGAGGAAAGCATTGACTTGTGCCTGATATAAATGAGCACACCCATATTATTAATATAAATTTCATCTTGACATCCTGTACATAAAATCCTATATTCTAAATCAAAAAAGGAAAGAAAACATGACAGACATTAGTAAATATCGAAACGTATCTTTAACACATGATACCTATAACACATTAGTCAGACTCTCCAAAACTTTATTACCTGATGCTAAATTATCCATCAGCAAAACAGTAGAGGCTTTGGCCAATGAGAAAGATAAAAAGTTAAATGGGAAGAGCCGCAAATAGTTTTACAGGTTGGCTAGGTCAGGCGACAGAGATTGATGATGACAGGGTAACTCTCCCTGAAAAAGATCTTTGGGTTGCCGTATTATGCAGAGCTGCCTTAGACGCCTGTAAAGGTCCTCCACGTCTAGATCTAACAAGCCGTGCAAATATTTCCCACCATAATTACTATAAGTATAATCGTGAAGCAGCGCGTCATTTCTTTTTAACAGGTGGAAAACATTTCAAAGAGATTTGTGAAATGGCGGGACGAAATCCTACCTACGTTCAAGCCAAAATTAGAAAAATAATTTTAAGAAAAAACGGTTGGAATGTTGATGTTCCACTTACATCTCATTATCGACAAGGTCCTAAACGTGCAAGAGGAAGACCAAGAAAGAAACATTTAACAGGAAATTCTTATTATGCAGCAATAGGTAAAAAAGGCGGTAGACCAAGGATCTATAATGTCGTATAAAGCCATTTGTGATAACTGCAACGGAAATGGATATATTAATATCACCAACAGCAAAGATGTAACTGAACCTAAGCAATGTTGGGTGTGTAATTCCGAAGGAGAAATAAAATATGAAGAAGATTTTATTAATAAGCTTATTACTAATCATCACCACCGGCTGCAGTGAGTTTGCAATACTCATGAGCGGGAGTTCTTTGGCTCTAACTCAGAACACTTATGCCAAGGTGTATAATGCTGCCGATATGTTAACAATAATGGGTACTAAAAAAGGAATAAAGAGGCATGCCTATGATAGTGCAAAGAAAGCATTAAAAGGAGCAAAAAAAGGAAAGAAATATATTTATGACAAAACCTGGGGACTTACAGACTAAAAAAACAATGTATAAGCCATTACCGGAATCGCTAACGATTAAACAGTCCGGTATCAATGGCCTAGGACTCTTTGCCAAAGAAGGAATCGCGCAAGGAACCAACTTGGGCATGAGTCATGTCTTGATTGGATCTGGAATCATTCGAACGCCTATGGGAGGGTTCATTAATCATTCTACTGATGCCAATACGGTTAAGGTTGAACTTAAAATTAATGGAGCCGATGATCCGCTCCTTAAAATTGCCACAAAGAAATGGAATCTTATTGTCTTGAGAGATATAAAAGAAGGAGAAGAGGTAACGGTACGCTACACGTTTTATGACGTATGAACGAAATTAACTATAATTTTTATCATTGGGGACCTTTCCTCTTTCATTCGACGATGTCGAAAGAACTCTGCGAGCTTATGCTCGAAGAAGGATTAAAAGTCCGAGGCAAGTCCGATGAACTCTACGTTCATAAACTAGCTGGGCACTTAGGCGAACAGTACAAACTCAGTCGAGACAAGATCATGCCTAAATTGGCAATGTTTCTCGAAGGATACTGCATAGGCTATAATAAGTGGCGTGGCGGCGGAGGAATGAAACCAGCAGCCAAACTCTTAAGTCTTTGGATCAACTACATGAAGGCCGGAGATTTTAATCCACCTCACTCGCACGGCGCCGATCTGTCGTTCGTGGCCTTTCCTGACGTGCCTAAAGAAATTGCCTATGAATGCGAAGCGTTTAAAGGAACCATGCGTGGACCGGGAGGCCTAAGCTGGATCTATGGAGACGGAGATCATACCTGTATATCTGTGGTGCATCAATTGCCGAAGACGGGAGATTTGTATATTTTTCCTGCTTCTTTGAAACATTATGTCTTTCCTTTTAAATCACCAGTAACACGCGTGAGTATTTCAGGAAATATTATGTTCGACCAGGATTCACGCATAGACTATTTTACTAAAAAAAAATGAAAAATATGAAATATAAAATTGAAGACGAGCAACAGGTCTACGACGATCTCTTTAAACACGCTATGTATTTATTAAATGAAGAGCAGTGTTCAGTGGAACTTGTAGCAAGTACGCTAATGGCCATTGGCCAACGCCTCTATCGAACCCATCTAACCGATAAGAGTTATAATAATTTAATGGATATCATCCGGGACGCGCCGGTTGAACCTTATGATGTCAAGAAGGAAAGGCTCCATTGAGAAACTGGATCTTATTTTTCATAGAGCGATGGGCCGGGCGCCTTCAGAACTGGGCCTGGGATAAACACTGGAAACACCGGGATCAAGATGAATGGATTAAAGGATACAGAAGATGGAAAAAGAAGAAGTGCCCACACAATTGAAAAAAATTCTTAACCGAATCGCGTTTAACATCGGCGCGTGGCAAACTCACATTAAGTGGTTTGTAAAAGTCCGATGCCAATTAATAAAGGAAAAAGTAAAATGCAAAATATAACAGATAAAGACATAGTATCTATGGGAGGAAGTAAAGAAGGCATTTTTGTGTTGTTAAAAACATGGAAACGTTCAATGCCGGATGACCAACAGTACCGTGAATTACAAAAAAATTCTATTGAAGCTATTCAAAGAGTTCAAAAAAAAGATCCAGATTTCAAGGGAGAAATCAGGTGGCAAACAGATGAGTCTTATCTCAAAAAATATAAGATTCCGAAACTTTGTATTGGGGACAATGGAGATGGTATGACGGCTGAAGTAATAATGTCTAATTTAAATAATTTAGGAGCTTCCATCCGACAAAATGAACATTTAAATTTTGGATGCGGAGCTAAAGTTGCAGTGCTATCTAAAAATCATGAAGGACTTATTGTTAAGAGTTGGGTTAAAGGCGCCAAGGGTGGTTGCATGGCAGTGATGACCTGGAGTAAAGGTAAAGTAGGAATGCTAGTAAGAAACGAGCAACAAACCTTTCCTATTACTTTGGACGAGGCTCCTGGTTTCATTAAACAAGCGGGACACGGCACTGTTGTTACATTACTAGGAAATACAGGCGCTGATGATACTACAAAAGTGACCGACGATTATGCAAGAACAGGAATGCTACGTAGTTCAAGACGATCTGCTTATTGGTTAATATGTTATTTAAACACTAAATTTTATTCTATTCCAAAAAATATACATATTTTCTGTCAAAGATTTGAAGAATTAAATCGTACCCAATTCCGTAAAATTTTAGGTCATGAAAAAATTATTAATGACTCTACAGAAAGAAAAGACCACGTAAGATTAACAGGAGCGACGGCCCATATTTTTTATAGTGAGGAAGACTTTGGATCCAAGTATCCGACTGGCAGCGGAGGATCAGTCTCTCAACAATTAATTAAAGGACAGGTAGCTTTTGTTAGTCAAGATGAAGTTATTAAACTCGATTTTGATGGAAGTCCTTCAGGAAACACTCTGCCGAAATGGGGGCTACAGTGCCTACGGCACCAAGTCATTTTAATTATCGAGCCTGATGGAAGTTTTGAACAAAACGTAGAACGGACTCAACTTAACTATAATGGGCAAGATTCATCTGACTTTCTAAGTAGCTGGTATACTGAATTTAAAGATAAGACGCCTGAATGGTTGAGAAAAAAAGAACAGGAGAAAGAACAGGAGCAGCTTAAAAATAATGATTACAAAAGTCTACTCAAAAAACTAGCTTCTTTTTTTCAAAAAGACAGACACCACGAATCTGCTGAAGGTGATCCCATTGAAAAGGGAGTGGAGAGAAAGGCTTCTTCTCTAAATCATACAGACGAGCCTCCTGGACCTCCTAATCCTCACCCAGATCCTATAGATGAGTATGGAGAAACGAAGGAACTTTTTGGAGTTAAAATAGACCAGAGTAAATTTCGGGGTAAAAGAGTTAAGCGAATTAATGAATATCCAGACTGCTTAGAAGTCCATCGGGGAGAGACAGAATATCCGTTAGTGTTTGTTCCTGAAAACTATAAAATAGAAGTTAATGTAGACGCTTCATTTTTTGATAAAGTGACCACGTTCTTTTGTAAAAATTATAAAAGAATTCAACCGGAAACTGCACGGCTAGAAGTGATTAAATTAGTCAAAGTATCCGCTGTCCAGCAAGTCGCGTTTATCTATAATCAACTAGATATTACTGAGGAACAAAGGATCATTGCTTTGGGTCCGATTAACATGGTAGGAATGTCCGGTAATATTGGTTTTCTTTCAGAAATCTTAAAACGAAATTTAGGAGACGCTTTTAAGAACAAAGATCCTGAAGTAAAACTTCTACCTGAACAAACTTCAGCTAATCTTAATGGTTCAAAGACATCTCGAGTATGAAGAAAAACGCTAAATACAACTATGTCCGTGGATCACGGTCCACGGATCATGGCTCACGGACCTACCGGGTTAATGGATTTAACTTGCCCTCTGTCACGACTATTCTTAATAGGACCAAGGATCAGAGTTTTTTAAAAAAATGGAGAGACAAAGTCGGACATGAAGAAGCAGAGCGAATCAAGAATCATAGTAGCAAGCGTGGGACTAGCATGCACAAGTTCCTGGAGAAACATATTGAAGGCTCAGGGTACGAGGACCTTACGGAAATTGGCGTCCAGGCTAAACCGATGGCTCAAAAGATTATTGACACAGGGCTTTCCTATGTTTCACAATATTACGGGAATGAAGTGACACTTTATTACCCGGGTCTTTATGCAGGGACCACGGATCTTGTGTGTATGCACAATAATTTAGATACCATCATTGATTTTAAACAAGCTAATAGGCCCAAGCAGGAGGAGTGGATTGAAGATTACTACTTGCAGATCGCAGCATATGCCATGGCCCATGACTATATTCATGGCTCTAACATTGAACAAGGCATCATAATGGTATGTACTCCTGACCTATATTACCAAGAGTTCAAGTTTTCCGGGCTTACTTTAAGGGACTGGAAACATAAATTTTTAAAAAGATTAGATGCTTACTATGAATCAATAAGAGATTACAAAGAAGAAACACAGATTGAGACATCAGAACTATTAAAAGAATTTGAAAAAGATGCAAAAAAGAATTGAGAGTTGGGAGATAGCCAACATTAGTAGGGGCACCGTCCTCTATAAGCTGATTCGGGGGGCTTCCCTCCCTTACACCATTAATTTTCCCTGGATCAGCATCCGGTAACAGGAGGTAATATGAGAGAACCAGGCACGCGCCGAGAACATCTCTATAAAGCGATGATTAAGCGCTATGAGTGTGAACAGGAAGACGCATTGGTCAAGATTGACGGCCTTATGGCTGGGGAGATTGTACCAGGGCACACGGACATCACAGGCGAAATTGATAAATTACTGTGTAAGATAGTTCTAGCAGCTCAAAAGATGGCGAAATTGCGGCAACATTATGGCGTAAATTAGGCACTAATTAGTGTCGCAGAGGGGTCGCAAAGGGGTCGCAAAGGGGTCGCAGCCGACACCTTCAAGGGTCGTAAATTGATCAAACAGATCAAGATTCGCGTATTACGCGAAAAGGCCGATACCTTAGGGGTCGCAGCCGATACCTTGCCGATACCTTGCCGATACCCCCTATTTCAATTATTTATCTACTCTAGCAACAAGAATAGGAGATTTCTCTTTTTTGCGACACCCAAAGTAGATTTTTTGGCGGAGATGGTATAAAAATAATTTCTGTATGTAGGTATCGCAGATTTGAATTGTGGCAACAATATGGCAAAGAAACGTAAAAAAACAAAATACAAACACGTAATCATTAATAAAAAGAGGTATTATTTTTATAAGATTCAGTGGATAGATATTACCGGGGATGCCGGGCATGCCACCGCGGATGAGTTTGATAAATTTGAGTGTTCGAAGATGATTACTTTCGCATACCTTTATAAGAAGACTAAGAAGTTTATTTGGACCTTTAGTAGCTATGATACAAAGGATGAAGTGTTTTCAGACCGGAATGTTATGCCTATTGGGTGTGTGTTAAAGTTGGAGAAGAAAGATGTATGATGAATCTGAGTTCGGTGTTGACGATATTAGTGAAGAAGAGTACAACAAACTAAAGGAGAAAAATAATATGATAAAGAAAAAGAAAAAGAAAATAGTTAAGAAGAAAAAGAAAACTAAAAAGAAAAGAAAATAGTTTTGAATAAACCTCTTAAAAAGTTAAAAAGATTAAAAGCTGACCTTGATAAGTTAGAAGAGAAAAAGGATACTATCTTAATTGCAATGGATGACGTAATTGACGAATTAGAAGAACCTAATGACGCCAAAGATGTGGAATTCGGATAAGGTAATAATTATAACTTTACTAGGACTGAGTTTGGTTTTAGTTTATTGCGTTGCCTTGAATGTTTATTAGATGTGGATATATCTTTCTTTAATTTTGGCAGCTTTCGTGGTTTCCTATTGGATAGGCTATTGGTTTGTGGGGTGACATTTAAAATTGGTGCGTAATCGTCTAAGATTTGTTTCATTTTGGCTTCTAGCTCTTGTTCTGACATGTCTTCTAATTTCCCATGTCTTATTATTTTTCGTTCTATATATAAGCCTGCAGCTTTGCCTCGATTGGTTTCGGCATTTACTGCAGAAGAAAAACTCCCTTTCTTTAAAGCAAGCTCCTTTATCCGAGCCAGTTCAGCGACGTGTCCGTCATAATTCACCGCGAACTTTTTAAGTCTTTCTTCTTTTAATTTTCCTACATGCTGTACTACCAATGGACTGAGTCTAGGATTCATAAGTTCTGATCCTTCTGATCTTGCCCTCTTTGAACTATAGCCAGCCGCTATGGCTGCTTCACCCTGAGTCATGGGTCCATCAGTTCCGCCGAATACTATGAATTCTGCGAATCGCATCTGCATTTCAGTTAATCTTTTAGGTACACCCATATTTGACAATTTAAGGTAACATTGTTAAAATGTCAACATGTCGAAAGAAAAAACAATTCATGAATTAGTAAAAGAATTTCCTGAAAAAACTTACAGGGAGTTAGAAATATATAGAGATGCAGATCGTCAGCAAGAAGCGCATCAGACCCCTTTGACGGAGTCTCAAAAGAAACAAGAAGAATTAGAACCTATTAAAAAAGGTACTTGTACAATAGGAGAAGCTAGAAAAGATAGAGAAGGAATGAATCCAAAAATTAAAGAACTCGAGGAAGCATTAGCAAATGCTCTTGCTATAAATGAATCACATCAAAAACTCAATGGGAAACTACAGGAAAGAGTAACTGAACTAGAAGAGGATAATAAAAAATTGGCACATCAGATTGAAGATAGAATTAATAAAATTCGAAGGTCAGGAATGTAATGTTAGTCAAAGACCTCCAACAATATTTAAGTAAATTTACTGAAGCTAATGCAGCCGGTACTCGTCAAGGAAATGCTATTTCTAATGCCATTGTCATGGTAGAAGTAAATGGTGAACTGCGTGAGGTTAGACGAATGGAAGTGCATGAACACACTGCTCCTATTATTGGTCATTATGGTCATACTGCTCATAGATTAGTGATGAAAACTCAGAAAGCTAGTAAATTACTTTTGCCTGGTAAGCTCAAAGATGACTACTAATGTTCCTTTAAAAAACAGATGGCTCCTGAACGTAAATTATACCAAGATCTTAAAAAAAATACCAAAGGAATTATCTGGAATCGTGTTGAAAACCTTAGCGGGATTGGTATGCCTGATGTGTTGGGCTACAATAATTCTGGCGTCTTTTTCACTGTCGAATTAAAAGTCACAAAGAGTAACAAAGTTAAATTTTCTCCGCACCAAATTGCCTTCCATGAATCTCACCCAAAGAAAACATTTATCCTAGTCAGGACCCTCGGTCCGAGGTCCTTGAAACTTGTTCCAGGGTCCGAGATCCATGATCTATGGTCCAAGGGCCATGGTTCATGCTTTACGGTAGCTGATTCGTGGACCACGGTCCAAGAAACTTTCAATAATATTTTTTAGCTTGCTGCTTGGTGCTTGGCGCTTGTTGCTTGCGGCTTGCAGCTTGGGGCTTGGCGCTTGTAACTTTTTTCCTATAACCATTCTTCACGGCCCACGCTTCATGGTGTGGGTAGATTTTTCGTTTAGTGTTTCGGGTATGTGACATGTTTCACGTCTCTAGACCAGCAGCGTCTACAGCTCCCACATACGTTGCCCTGCTTCGAGGCTGGACAGTCGCCACCTGAATCAACAACCGTTGACCAATGGGTCCAGGCATTGCCGGGCTTACTGTTGTTTTTGCTGTTGCTTAATCTTATTAATAAATTCTTTGGATACGTGGAGCCCGGGAGGGGCAAGTACTTGCGCTCCTGCGTTGGCAGCCAGTGCATGGTCCCTGGTGTGTTGTTGCATACTTCAAAAATTTTCTTGAGATGCACGACGCTCTGGATATCACCTGAGTCGTGCCAGCGGAAATGTTTAATTTTTTTAACTAGCGTTGTCATACCTTCAACCCATTGTGGATGAGTCAGGGACGCCATCCTGCGGGCCATTGCATTCTTAGTCTTTTTAAATCTATAGCGCCCGCGGTTGAGTGCATAGCAGCCCGAGCACGGCGTGCCTTCAATCTTGGCCAGGATCTGGCCAGTCTGGCAGGCGCTCGCTGGTATGTTATAGGAGCCCTCCGGCATCTTGCCTGGAGCTGATAAACCACCTGTAATTCTTTCTGCTTCTTTCTTTAACATAAAATTTTATACTATGTAAATGTGGCGAGCTTGTGGCTTGTTGCTTGTGGCTTGCCGTTTCTAGGTCCATGCTTGTGCCCTGATCCGGGGATCCTGAGGCTTGGCG